CGTAATGGGAGCATCTGCACCTTCAGCACCAAACTTTGCTAGCCAAGCAGCTACCAAAATGGGTATGACTGAATCTGCACCTCTTCCAGGTATCGATATTACAAAACTACCTTTCATGAACAAAGCTAAAAAGATATTAGATATGTCAATGGAAGTAGATAAAAGAAGATTAGGATAATATAAAATGGCATTTGAAGTAAAAAGAATCGATCCTCTTGATTTACAACCAAGAAAAGCTGTGGGTATAGAAATACCTTTCTCAGCCAAAAATGTGTTTAATTCTAATTACCAAACAAAGGATGCTATCAAAAATAACTTAATTAACTTTTTTCTTACAAATAGAGGAGAGAGGTATATGAATCCCTCTTTCGGCAGCTCTCTTAGAGAGAAATTATTTGAGAACGTAAACATTGACACAGAGTCTGAGATTGAAGCATTAGTAGAGAACGCATTAGAAGTTTATTTTCCTAGAGTAGAGAAGATAAAAATGGATGTTGTAACACAAGCAGATAATAATTTGATTTCATTTTATTTATCTTATAGGATAACAGATACAAACATAACAGATGAACTTCTTATAAACATACAGGCATAATGGCAGAAACTAGAGACATAAGATACATTAACAGAAACTTTGACGACTTTAAGTCACAGTTAATGGAGTATGCGAAAGCGTACTTTCCTGATGCTTATAATGATTTCGGTCCATCTTCACCTGGTCTCATGTTTATAGAGATGGCTGCATATGTTGGAGATGTTTTATCATTCTACCAAGATAACCAACTTCAGGAAACATTTCTACAATACGCGAAGAACCCAGGTAACTTATATGCACTAGCATATATGATGGGGTATAAACCAAAAGTTACTACAGTTTCTAAAGCTACTCTAGAAATTACTCAAAAAGTAGATGCAGTAGGTACATTTAATAAACCTAATCTAGATCAAGCATTAGTCATATCAGAGAACAGCACAGTTAAATCTACTGCAAAAGGTCAGCAAATATTTATACTAGACGATAAAGTAGATTTTAGTTTTTCTAGTTCTTATGACCCTACAGAAATTACAGTAGCTACTTTAACAAATAACGAACCATCAGAGTTCCTGTTAAAGAAGCAGGTAACTGTTACTTCCGGTAAAATTAAAACTAAAAAAGTAAACTTTGGCTCATCAGAAAAGTTTGTTACCATAGATATATCCGACACTGATATTGTTGGGATTGTAGATATAACTGATAGCGATGGTAATATATGGTATGAGGTACCTTTTTTAGGTCAAGATACCGTATTTGTAGATGAAATAAACACAACTACAGGTAAATCTCAAGCACCTAATTTTCTCAAACTTAAAAAAGTAGCTAGAAGATTTGTAACTAGGTTCACCTCTCAAGGAGTACTTCAACTACAATTTGGTGCGGGAGTGAGTAACGAAGATGATAGCGAATTTTTACCTAACCCAACTGCGATTGGATATGGTACAAAACAAGCAGTAAATAGGTTAGACTGGGCATACGATCCGTCTAACTTCTTATTCTCTAAATCCTACGGACTAGCTCCTACAAATACAGAGTTAACCATCAGATACCTGACAGGAGGCGGCATACAAGCTAACTCTCCAGCAAACACGATAACAGCTATAGACGCACTTTCAACCTCTGGAGTAGATACATCAAAAATTGCTACCCTCTCCTTCAATAATCTACAGCCTGCACAAGGAGGTAGGGATGGAGATACAATACAAGAAATTAGAGAAAACTCTCTAAGGTCTTTCGCAGAACAGCAACGTACAGTTACTCTACAAGATTACACAGTTAGGACACTCTCTTTACCCCCTAAGTTCGGAAGTGTAGCAAAAGCATATGTAACTCAAGACTCTTCAACTAGAAGCTCTGAAACAGTATTAAGCGATAATAGACTAGCATTATCATTATATGTTCTAGCCTATAATAACGAAGGACATTTAGTTACAGCATCTAAAGACTTAAAACAGAACGTTAAAACATACCTATCACAGTTTATGATGCTTACTGACGCAGTAGACATTAAAGACGCTTTTGTTATTAATGTAGGAGTTAAATTCCAAATAGTTACACTACCTAACTATCAGTCTAGAGATGTTCTATTGAACTGTACTAACGAGCTGAAAAAAGCATTAGGTAGAGATAAGTATACTATAAATCAACCTATTAACATATCTAAACTTTATACTCTCCTAGATAGAGTTAAAGGAGTACAGACAGTTAAGAATGTAGAAATAGTAAACAAAGCTGGAGGTAGATATTCAGAGTTTGGATACGACGTTTCAGGAGCAATAAAAAACAACGTACTATACCCTTCTTTTGACCCTAGCTGCTTTGAAGTAAAGTATCCTAATCAAGATATAGAAGGAAGAGTAACAACATTATAATATGGCAGTATATAGAATATACCCTGAAAAAGATACGACCATTTGGTCTAAACCAACCGCTGCAGGCGACTACGGCAATGGAGGTTTAGACGAGGTACTAGAGATTCGTTCATACCCTGATGACGATGGAATAGGACGCTCAAGCCGGATACTAACTAAGTTCAAAGATCGAGATATAACTAGTGCTATCAACACTAAAGTATCCGGCGCCTATTCCGCATCTCTTCATTTATACCTAGCCAATGCAATCGACATACCAGTCGAATACCTATTACAATGTCACCCTATATCACAATCATGGGATAGTGGAGTTGGTAAGATAGCTGATTCACCTGTGAATAAGACAGGAACAAACTGGGAATATAGATTGGCCGGCAATACCTCAGCTTGGAATAACCTAGGAGGAGACTTTATTTCTGGTTCATATTCAAACGAACAAAGACACTTTACAGACTCTAAACACGATATTAACTTTGACGTAACATCCTTTATAGCTGCTACACAAGCAGGAACAATCGATAACCACGGATTAATAATTAAATTACAAGATAGTCAGGAAAACGAAACTACATCATCTATAAAGTTACAATACTTCGGGGTAGATACAAACACAATCTTTCCACCTTACCTAGAGTTTAAATGGGATGACTCTTCATACTCTAGCGCACTATCAACACTCAGTACAGATATTGCCACTGTTAGTATAAAGAACCATAAAGGTAAGTACACAGATTCTGATAAGATTAGGTTTAGAATATCAGCTAGACCTAAATACCCAAGTAGAACTTTCTCTACAAGCTCTATTTACCTTACCGAGTATAAACTACCTCAAAATACGTATTGGGCTATTAAAGACGAGTATAGTGAAGAAATGATAATTGATTTCGACACTACCTACACTAAAGTTAGTGCGGATGATACGAGTAGTTATTTTGATATCTTCATGGACGGACTACAACCAGAAAGGTATTATAGACTACTACTAAAAACCGAACTAGCAGGTAGCACTGTCGTAATAGATAATAACAACGTATTTAAGGTAGTAAGAAATGGGTAATAACGTCAAGATACAAAAAACAGTATACTCGAAGGATGCCTTCGGGAAGGTTATTGACAGGTCTTTCAACACCTTCAAACAACCTTCAGACGTCCCTATATCTAAAACTATCGATGAATTTTTTAAAGATTATGAAGATTTATATCTAGAAATTTCAATCAATGGTGACGAGAAATCACATCAATACTTAGTAGAAAGAAGTAGTGAGCTATTAAACATACAAGATGCATTAATAGACATACAACCTCTACTAGATGAAATTGCAGAGCTTAGACAACAATTACTAGAGGCTCAACAGGAAATAATAGATCAAAGAATAGAACTAGCAGAATCACAATCAAACGGTGGATAAAAACAGATACATAGTTACTCAACTCAATACAAGTGGATCATCTTTAGAAGAAAAGGATGCAATCCTTGTTGGACCGTACTCTGTTAACAACACCTTTAACTCCTCAAAAGATTTTATTGATCTTCATATATATTCTTTAGAAGATCAATTAATAAAATCACAGCTTAACTATAAAGGAGCAGCCCAATCAGTATTAGCAGCAGGTGCAGGCCAAGAAGGAGCTTCTAACATACAAGTAAGTCCGTATGAAGATGCTGTAGCAAACGGATTTACAAATGGGGATGTAAAGCTAGTATATAATTTCTTTACAGATCTACTACTTAATAAACCGGTACCTAGTAGGTTTTTTATAGAAAGTATTTCATCAGATAGAACTGAATTACAGCTTCTAACATTAGAAATACCAGATGAGAATATACCTGCTTTAGTAACTACAGCTCAAACTAAACTACTAGAACAGTCCTATTTCTCAGACTTTAAATTAAACTTCGGTAAAAACAACCTAGTTTCAGCAATTAATATTGCTTCTTTAGAATACAAAGGAGGAGCATCGGTAGTTGTAAAACTATACGAAGCTTTACCAAATACAATATCTATTAAGGATACCTGTACTATATTAGAACCTGTATCAGATTCAGCTACATTTAGGGTTGAGTTAACTGAAGTAGTAGAGGAAATTAAAGTACCGTACTTAAAAGGTCCTAACTTTGAGATAGAACTTCAGAAAGAAAACGACAATCCAACAGAGTTTTTTAACTACGATGAATTATTTAGTTTTCCTGTAACAGGTTCATACTACCAACTGTACTCTCTATTTAACGAAAAAGGTGCTCAAATAAGCATTAATCATGAAGACTATACAGACTTTATTCATTTTTCAAGTGCAGAAGAAAGATTAAGAAACTTCAAGTATAAGTTAGACTTAATCAACAGCTACGAAGATAGTAAAAAAATAGTAAAAGATACAGGGTATACTCAACTTGGAGCATCAGGTAGTGCGGAGTACTACGAAAACTTAATTCAAGGTATAGTTAAAAACTTCGACCATTACGATAGGTATTTATTTTACGAAAGTGGATCATTTTCATGGCCTAAATCAAATAACAAAGTACCTTATACAAACCAAAAAAGTAGCACTACTGAATCAATAACTTGGTTCGAACAGCAACTTACTTCTGCATCTAATTTTGATGTAACAAACTACGATGTACTTACAAACGCTATACCTTCTTATTTAAGAGAGGATAGTGCAAACGAACCTCTATTGATGTTTGTTCATATGCTTGGACAACACTTCGATAACTTATGGATATATTT